GGGCCCCGCGAGGGGCCCTGGACGCTGATGATGCACATTACTCACCTATGCCCCTATTGACACGGGGATGTTGGTGAGTATCTGGAGGAATTAACCTCCAGAAGACCATAGGAGCTCTGGTGCCACTGTATGAGCAATGTCTCTAAGCGCAAAGTGCGGGTGATACCGTACACTGGCGCAATGGGATCAGTACTCAGAACTGTCGACGTCAATGATGACACCGGCAGGGTTACCAACGATATCACGCAGCGGGTAGATAACCGCAGCGCGTTCGATGGTTACAGTGGGAGTCAGGTTACTGACTCAGTGTCGCACCCTAGTTGGAGACGCCGTAAGAGTGGCGTCTTCCAAGGTGATCTAGGTGGTCCCTTTACTTCTGTGAAGAAGTACTGCGTGCTGACAGAAGGTTCGTCACACGCAGATTTAGTAGGGAGGGCGTGGATTAATCCGAATCATAGTCACAGTGATGTGACTTACTCGGGTCCGATCATGCCCGCTCCACCTACGCAGATGGTCGTTTTCCCGCCCACTAGCGCGTCTAGCGAATCAACGCTGGCGCAGCTGGGGACGGTGGCCATCGCGAGGTGTAGTCCATCTAATCCAACCACGGATCTAGCCGTTGCTCTGAAAGAGTTCATAAGTGAGGGGTTTCCTCACTTGATTGGTGAAACCCTCGCGATGTTTAGAGGGCTAACCAATGCCGCGATCCATAAGGATCTTGCGGATGAGTATCTCAATCTGGAGTTCGGCTGGAAGCCATTTGTCGCAGACCTCAAGGAACTAATGGGGTCTGTTCTGCACGCTGACCGAATCATTGGTCAATACGAGCGGGACTCAGGCAAACTGGTCCGTCGTGGGTACGATTTTCCACCAACAGAGAGTCGCACGGATCAAGTGTGGCGCACCGGGGTCGGTCCTTGGACTAACCCTAGTAGTGGTGCGTTGCAAGATCCGTTGACCAAGGGCAAGGGGCAGGTCATATTAACCACGAAGGTGGCGAAACGACAGTGGTTCCGAGGCGCGTTTAGTTATTACGTGCCACCCGCAGGTGAAAGCTTGCGGTCGGACATGGCGAGATTCGTCATAGAGGCCAGGAAGTTGTATGGTCTCTCACTAACTCCAGATGTCATCTGGAATTCTGCTCCTTGGAGCTGGGTATTCGATTGGTTCAGCAACACCTCCGAGACCATCCGGAATTGGAGCAGCTGGGCCATCGATAACCAAGTCGTGGCATACGGGTACATGATGGAGCATTCGCTCAAATCATACACGTATACGTACGTGGGACCGACAGGTTTTCAAACCTCCGGTGTCCGTCCGCCTGTCGTCGAGTTCGTCACAGAGACAAAACTTCGACGGCAAGCCACGCCCTATGGTTTTGGCATAAACTGGTCGGGGTTGACCCCTCGCCAGCTTGCCATTGCGGCGGCTCTGGGTATAACCCGGGGTTGACCGTAAGTGTGTATTACCACCGTTTAAGCCAACATGGAGTCTAACCGGGCTCCTAGGAGTGATGCCTATGTCGTTCACCGACCCGCTGTCTATCACCATCAGCGCGGCCACTACGCCGCTCCCGCGCGTTAGCGTGGGAGACGACGAGAGTGAGTACGCGTCAGGTGACGGCCTTATCCGGCTTAGCGCAAACCATCAGTACGGTAAGCGCACCCGGAGGCTGCTGCGGATCGACACCTCGAAGATGACCTCGGACCCGTTCAAGCCGACGGAAAACGTGAAGGTATCGTTGAGCCATTACTTGGTCTTCGACCTTCCGCCCGCCGGCTACACGCCGACCGAGGCCCTCGCCGTTTACACAGGGTTCAAGACCCTGTATTCGGCAACTTCGGACGCGATGATCGTCAAGCTCCTCGGGGGTGAGTCCTGAGTAAGGACGCGCCCTCGTGGGAGTCAAGACGGTCTGTCGCGCCGCGAACAGATAACAGACGTACCCGGGGTACTTCTCCGGGCCGTCGGCGTTCCGACTACAACACGACCACCCTAAGTCGTAAGACTATGGTAATGATCGTGTTCGTGGTTGACGCCATCTGGATCGCAGGTGATGTCCTGCTCTTTGGGCCGCACTAATGGCCTGGAAGCAGGAAGTGAGTTACGTTCGCGTGGTTGTGATCGATGAGTGGATTAATATCCGCCGCCTTGCTAGCACAGAGGACGGCTCTGTTGTTGGGGCTAACGCCCCGCTTCAGAAGCTCACCGTTTACGCCTTTCTCGGGGAAACTCGGGATCCCAAGGTCCACGAAGCCTATCAAGGGCTCCTGCAGGCGGTTAAACGCCTAAAGGAGCTCGAGACGGGCCCAGTGGGTCAGGGCGCAGACGCGACATTTTCGACTAAGGCATAGGATCGGTACACCCCTAACGAAAGGGGGTCCGTGAAACGCCTAATATCACTCTGGTCTGTCGCGGCTAGTGAAACGGCCGCGATGTGCAACACAAGCGCCACACGCGACATAACTACTGTCGCGCGTCGGACCGAACACGAGGGGTTGAGCTTTCTAGCTATTACCCTGACGAACTATGGAAAAGCCGTCGAAAAATGGCTTGACCAAGGTTTTGTCGTCCCTTCAGACGTTGTCGCTTTCGGGCGGCATCGTCCTACTGGTCTCCCCGCGTTTCTTAGGGGTTTCCTTGGACTAGTGTTTGATCCTAGTAGCGGTGTGCTACTGGATGAACCCAACATCGAAGCAATTCGAGCTATTCGTCAGCTAACGCTGATGTTCAGCAAGATCGCTCTCCCTCAGGACGCCCTTTCGGGGTCGTCCACGCGGGTAGTTTCACCGCGTCGTGAGAGACGTGCGATGGACGGTTTTATCCAGTGTGAGCAGGACGTCAGGAGAACTGACGAGTTGCTGGACCCGTCGTACATGGCGGATTTCCAGCGTATCGGCAGTTTGCTGTTTGGGGAACTCTTTGCGAAAATGGATAGAGATGTCCACTACGCTAGGGTGATCCCTCAGCATGGTCCAGGCGCTGTGGCTGATCGCTTGAGCAGCAATGCCAAGTGGAGAAGTCGAACCTGGACTACTCGTCTCCAGCAGGTATTCCCTGCAGAGGAGTTTCTTATTCCTAATTGCTCTCACAAGGGCGAGCTGGATGAGGAACTTGATGTCCTCGAACCTGGTTCCGAGATGCCCGTTAGGGTTATCACGGTTCCTAAAACGCTCAAGTCCCCTCGAGTGATCGCGATTGAACCGACCTGCATGCAGTACGTGCAGCAAGGTCTTTTGCGGTCATTCAAGTCAGCGCTTCTTGAGGATGGTTTCCTCTCGCGCGTTATCGGAATTGATGACCAAATCCCTAACCGGGAAATGGCCTTACGAGGTTCGCTCAGCGGCGACCTCGCAACGCTCGATTTGAGCGATGCTTCCGATAGGGTCTCGTATCAGCATGTACGGGCCTTGCTCGCTGATTACCCGGAGTTGCTACGGGCGGTCGATGCGTGCAGGTCCCGGAAGGCTGATGTACCTGGTCACGGAGTGATCCGTTTGTCCAAGTACGCGTCTATGGGTTCAGCTCTTTGCTTTCCCTTTGAGGCAATGGTCTTCACGACCTTGATCTTCTTAGGTATAGAGCGAGAGCTTAGCGCCCCGCTTTCTCGGCAGGCGATCCTTTCGTTTGTTGAGCAGGTGCGCGTCTTTGGGGATGATCTAATTGTCCCCAGAGACAATGTGTTATCTGTCGTGAACGAGCTACAAACCTTCGGGTGCGTGGTGAACGTTGACAAGTCGTTCTGGACCGGAAGGTTCAGGGAGTCTTGTGGCAAGGAATATTACGACGGCCAAGACGTTAGTATTGTCAAGGTGCGGTCGGTGTTCCCTGCACGACAGACAGACGCTGACGGTGTCAACGCTGCTGTCGCCCTTAGGAATGCCCTGTATTGGGCTGGCCTTTGGAAGACGGCGGCTTGGATGGATAACTACTTAGGGAAGCTTTTGCAGTACTTCCCGAATGTGGCTCCGTCCTCACCGTTGTTGGGCAGGGAGAGTGCGCTTGGTTATGAATTCCAGCGTCTCGACCCTAATTACCAGAGCCCTCTAACCAAGGGTTATTTTCTGGTAGCTAAACCTCCTTCA